GGTTTCCGCGCACGAGCGCGAACAAAAGCCATGACCAAACCCGCAAAACCTACACGCAAAAAGAGTTCCAGCACGCCGCCCCTGCTCACCATAGCCGATGTGGCGCAAAAATTAGACATGAGTTACCATGAAGCGCGTAACTTTCTGATACGCGTTCCTATAGCAAAAACTGGCGCACGGGGAGCGAACCTCTACACGCTGGAAGCAGTCACCGAAGCGCGGAAAACAAGCGCCAACGAAAGCGGCAACGAAGCGCAACCTGGCACCAAAGAGTGGCACGAGGTCGAGAAAATCCGCCGGCAGGTTGAAAAACTGGACGTGGAACTGGACGGCCTGCGCGGCAAAATGTTGGACCGCGAAGAAGTGAGGCGGGCGACAATGGCGCTTTGCATGGAGTTCGCCAAACACCTTGACGAGATGGAAAGCAAGCTGGCGCCAATGGTGGCAGGCTTGACGCCAACCGAAGCTCAACCGGTCATAATTGCGTACAACGACAAACTGCGCGAAACACTGCGAGCGCATACAAAAGCATGATTTAATTGAACGCATGGAAAACATAATAAGGGAATGCTTGGCGACGGCATTTGCAGAAAAGCAAAAAGCAACCATTCCAGACTGGGCGCTTGATAACATCCGCCTTCGAGAATCACCATACGGCAACCAATTCCGCGCTACCGAAACGCCTTGGTTATTGGAACCGTTGACCGCGTTTGCAGACCCCAACACTGAGGAGGTTGTGTTAAATTGCGCTGCCCAAACTGGCAAAACAGTTTCAATGCAAGTAGCCATAGCTTGGGCGCTGGCAAACCATCCAGGGCCAACCATGACGGTGATTCAGGACGAAGACGCCGCCAAGGATTTTTCCAAGGAGCGCCTTATGCCGATGTTGGAGAGTTGTGCAACACTGCGCCGTCAGTTTCCAACAGACCGCCACAAAAAAACCAACACCGAAATTTTTCTGACTACATGCACGCTAAAACTGGGCGCCGCCAATAATAACTTTCTTCGCAGCTGGTCTATTCGCTGGCTGTTTGGCGACGAAGTCAGCGCTTGGAAGCCTGGCATGTTGGCGCGAGCGCGGGCACGAACTACGCGCTACTGGAACCGCAAGCACTGGCTAAGTAGCACGCCCGAAGAAGAGGGCAGCGATTTCGATGGCGCATACAAGGCTGGCACCTGCGAGCATTGGCACCTCAAGTGCATTGGATGCAGTGAGCTTTTCATGCCAGCATTTTACGATTGCCTCCAATGGGACACTAACGAAAAAACAAAACCAGCTGGCGTCTGGGACTTTGAAGCAGTTAGCGAAACGGTGCGCATGGTTTGCCCGCATTGTGGACACCAGCACGAAAACACCGAAACCAATTGGCGGGCGATGAGCAAGGGAGGCTACATAGCCACTAACGACAACCCAACGCCACGGGTGCGCTCGTTTAGTTTCAACCAGTTGGCTCTTCCGCCTTCAGTTATGCCTTGGGCGGATTTGGTTGTCGATTTCCTGCGAGCTAAACAGCACGCCGCCGGTGGCTACATTCAGCCATTGCGCGAATTCGTGACGCTGCGACTTGCGGAGCCTTGGAAAGCTACAAATCACGTAGACATTGAAAAAGTGGTTGTCAAAGACTACGAACCAAGCGCCGAATGGGCGGACGAGGCAACGCGATTTTTGACTGTAGACGTGCAAGCATACCTTGAGGAATTTTGGGCGGTGGCACGCAGTTGGAGCAAAACAGGCGCCAGCCGTTTGCTTTCGTTTCGCCGCTTGACTTCGTTTGATGAAATCGAAGCAATGCGCAAGGAATTCAACATAGCACCACAACGGACTTTCTTGGATGTCGGCTACCAACGCGCCAGGGTTTTGGCGGAGTGCGGGCGCTACGGATGGATGGGTATGCGCGGTGAAGACACTACCGACTACGCGCACAGCATAAACGGGCACACCGTGCGCCGCATGTTTTCAAAGCCAACACGCGTCAGCGCAACAGGGCGCACGGCGCCGCCTGTTTTTAGATGGAGCAACCCAACAACCAAAGACGTATTGCAGTTGCTCAAAAGCGGCAAATCACATCCTTGGGAGGTTTGCGACCTCGGCGAAATGGCCGACGAATATGCAAAACAAATTGACTCCGAGCGGAAGAAAGAGGTTCTGGACAAGCACGGCAGAACGACTTTGCGCTGGGTTTCCTTCCGCGCAAATCACGGCTGGGATTGCGAACTTATGCAAGTTGTAGCGGCGAGTATTGCAAAACTATTTAGCACTGCGGAATAGGAAAAATATGAATTACAAGGCACAAGTTCAGTGGACCAGTGGACTCTGTTTGTGAGTTCTAGAACTTTTAAGGTCTTGTTATTGGCTTTTCAGTTGGATGGAAAGATTGCGTCCTAATTTCTCAGCAACTCGGGAACTTGGTCCACTGGTCCACTGAAACTATTTAGCACTGCGGAATAAGAAAAACATAAACCACAAAAGCAAGGGCGGCAGCGATTAATCGTTGCCGCTTTTTTATTTGCGCATGTTTCTTTTACACATTTTCCCCATCTTTACAGATGGCAAGCGACATCACTGCATTTCTTAATTTGCAAAGCGACGGATACCTTTTGACCTTAAAGGAAAGGGTAGCTGACGCTATTTTGGCTGGCAGTGTCACTGTCTCTTTCAGCAACGCATCTCAGAGTGGGAGTATGCAACTTGTCATGCCAACCGACGAACTGGCCGCACAATTAACCACGGTTTTGATTGCTAAGGGGTTAGCCAACGGCGCCACTAAACCCACAAGAATGACTTTTGCAAGGTTTGCGCGATGAGCCAAATTGTAGACCACAACGGCAGACCAATTGTTGCGGCGCCACAACCGCGAAAACGCGCAACCATTAACAGCCACTACCGAGGCACCGAATCAAACCGATTCCGCACTTCGCTGCCATACATTGCCGCCGACATAAATCAAACGCTTAACCGAGGCACACGTCGCCGGTTGATGGCGTTTTCGCGGTGGCTGTATGCAAATCACGGAATGGTCAGGGGCGCGGTGAATGACGTTGCGCGATACGCACTAGGCACAGGCTTAACACCACAAAGCCAAAGCGCCGAGGCGAAGGCATACGAAGATTATTTTGCCGAATGGAGCAAGGTGTGCGATGTGGCGGGCCAATTTACATTTGCGCAAATGCAGCGGATGGCATCTATCCGAATGGACGTTGACGGTGACATTGGATTTTTGATGATTGGCAGGCAGGACGCATTCCCTCAACTGCAATTAATTGAATCTCACAATATCGCCAGCGAATCGCTCAAATACAACGAGGCAGGGCATGACGGCGTAATGGTTAGCCCAAGCGGCAAACCTACAGCCTACAACGTCAAAAGCGGAGATGAATTCCGCAGCATTTCAGCAAACAACTTTATCCTCGTTTATGACCCAGACCGCGTTGCGCAATTGCGCGGCGTTTCTGCACTAGCGCACGCAATCGACCACATCCGCGATGCGACCGACATCCTCGAATTTGAAAAGGTTGGCGTCAAAATGAACAGCGCCATAGGCATGGCCATTACCACGCAAGGCGGCATTGCAGACGATGGCAGCAGCTTAATCGAGGACGGATATAGTGCCGCCGATACGGGCACAGTTGCATGGGACACATTCCAGCCTGGCATGGTTCCACGTCTTAAGATTGGCGAATCAATCGAGAGTTTTGCGAGCAACAAACCAAGCGCCGCCTTTGCTGGGTTTTTGGAATACCTTTTGCGTGATGTAGCTTTAGGGCTTGGCGTTCCATACGAGTTCATCGTGGAACCATCAAAACAGGGGACCGCTTCAAGGTTTATCCTCGAAAAAGCCGCACGAAGATTTGAAGAGCGCCAAGCTCTCATCACCAGCCGGTTTTGCAATCGCGTTTGGGGCTGGGTTATTGCGCGAGGCATCAAGCGTGGCGACTTGCCAGCGTCTTCCGATTGGTGGCGCGTCAATTGGCAAGCACCCAAGAAAATCACCGTTGACCTTGGCCGCGAATCAAAAGCCAACCAGGACGCCATAAAGATGGGGCTGCGCACAATGCGCGAAGACACTGGCGAACGCGGCCATGACTGGCAAGACATACGCAACCAAGTGGAGCGCGAAGCAAGCGACTTACTTGAGCGGGCAAAGCGTCTTTCTGAAACCTACGAGATTAAAATGGACACCGCGTTGCATTTGT